AGATTGCCCGGAAAGTATTGTTCGGATCATCACTGAAGTTATTTGCACCCGGCAACAGGCTGACCTGAATGTTCTTCAATGAGGTCGGAGCTATTGTCGGAGGCGTGACCATCTTCGCTATCGCCTTGCCCACTTCACGCTCTTGCACCTGTAACGCATTTGAATCACCCAACCCATCCATACCGGGACTGTTCCCGTAGGTGTCACCCGGTTTTGTGTCCCACCGTGGAGCGTGGACTGGGAAATCCCTGTAGCCTTTGATCGCAAGATACCCATCCCCTTCGTTGCGTGCCGATGTTTCATAAACCACTGATCTCCATTTAAAGATTGATGGGTCAGGCATCTCGAAGCTGTCAAGCTGTCGGATGTTTGGTTCGATGATATGCTTGAGGTCGATGTACGAGGAGTAGTTGCTGGAGTTATATAAACTGCGAACGTGGTTCGTCACATTCTCCCATCCAAACTCGTCAATGACTTGGTAGACCGTCCTCTGGTATTCACGCCCAAAGGTATCGACCTTCAGCTTGCCATTGATGTCCAGATAGTATTCGCCAACCGTGAACGGCATGAAGCTCGTAATGTTCTCGAAGTCTTCATCCTGAATCATTGCAGCCGTACCGATGACTCCAAGTTCTTCGTAGATGTTTGGCAGGACTCGATACAATCCAGCCTTCTCGAAAACTCGATACACTGTGGTATCCAGAATCTCGTACCACGCACGCATCTGATCGTTTCTTGCCAGATCATAATCAGGAGCAGCAGTCTTGAACCAAGGCCGTGCCGGGGAAGTAACGCCTGACATCAGACCAGCACGCAGAGTTCGCTTGGCAAACAATGGCGTGTTGTTGTTCAACTGGTTTTGCTTCGTGCCTTTGTTGCGATCATTGGAATCAAACTTGCCACGCCGGGGCATGTAATTCTTGACGAGGTTCTTCTCATGCGTTATCCACGATGATTTCTCATTGCGAAACTGCTGGAACCTGTAGTCAAAGAAATCTCTAGCGTTTTTATTGATCGGCGTGGAGTGCTTACCACCTCCACCGCCGCTGGTGTTCTTATCCTGCAAGGCCATGTTAGCCATAGTATTTTTACTTACTCAATAACCCAGTGGTTGCGGTATCGACAGGAGCCATGATGCCACGAGGCCCGGTTAATTGTGTGGACTTCGCACCTTGCAAATTCCGTTGTCTCGTATCAGTCTCACGCTTTGCGGCTTTCACCTGTGGCGTTGCTTGCTTCGCTACTTCAGGTGGAGGCGGAGGCGGAGGAGGCGGAGGTAACGGCTTTGGCATTGCAGGAGGAGAGGATGACATACACATGATCTTATTTCCTTGCGAAAGGATTGAGAAAATGACAAGCGATCTTTGTTCGCTGCCAGTATGAGAAATTTGTAGGGGTGAACATTTGGTGGATACGGTTGGCATACATTGGAATGATTACATCCCACCCACGTTGCGGCACGCCGTATTTATGCAGGACTTCATCAGCTTGCTCTGCAAAGGCTTCATCCCATACCATGCCCTTGAGTTTTGCGACATGATCTTTTGCGTGATTGTGATCGTAATTCATAATTTTTTATCTCCTATTAATTTTAGTAACACGATGCCACAATTTGTGTCAATTAGGCATTTTCAACTATTTAACCCGGTACAATGCGCCAGTCTATTGCTACCAAGTCCACATGAGGTGCAGTCCAGACTTCAATCGTCTCGTCATCGTTCCTTCTCAGATCAATGTGAGGCAGGTATTCGATCTCTGTTCCCAATGGATATATCGTTGAGAGAGGAGGTCGGTTGACCTTGAACGTAGAGCCGGGAACGAGGAATATGAACTGGTCACGATCCCATCCATCCCTTCTCACCTTCTTATCAAACTGCATCTCGGCTATTGCATCACCAAAAGTCATATCATTCTCCTAATTAAATACGTTGGGGAAATACCAGAGCTTGTAAGAACAGATTGGGTTGCACGCAAAGTGCTTGCCCACCTGCCAATAACTCTGGCTCATTATTTCTTTGCCGCAGACTCTACATCGCATAGGGATCAAATTGAACGAGAGCAGGTTTCACATAAACTGGATCGCCACATGGTTTCTTCGCAGCATCACCGTGAACCTTGCACCCGCACTTCGCACATTGCAATTTGTTGCCAGTCACCTTCGGAGCCTTCACCCAGACGTGACCGTGAATGTTATTTGATTCGTTCATTTAATTTCTCATTTAATTTCTCATTTAATTTTTCGCTCAAGAAACAACCGAACCAAGAGAAGCAGGCCGATGAATATAACTCCATAGCCAATGTGAACTAAAAAAAATAGCTGCATATTTTAATTCGTGAATCGGTCAAGGTATTCATTCAGTTGGTTGCACTTACAGGGTTGACCAGCGGCATCACAGTGATCGCCTTCGAGCCACGGTTCTTTTGGATGATCTTCACAGACCCACCCCTCGCCTTCGCATATCTCGCAAGACAGATCAGCCTTGTCGATCTCTGAAAGCTTATCAAGCATTTAGTTGTACGGATCAAATTCATGTAGTGCTGGAGCCATCTCACCAACGCCAGCGTCAGACCTCATCTGCCTGATTGATCCCATCGGTACTGCATTGCGCCGCATCATGTAACCGTAACGGATCGCACTGAGTAGATCATCCTTCACCTTCACGATCTGCCCCTTGTCATCACGATGGTACAATCGTTTCTCCTCGAACACTTCGGTGAGTGTCGAAAATATTTTAAACGTACCGCCACGCATCTCTTTGAGTATCAACCACAGGCCAGCCTCAACAGATAAACTGCCACCCTTCATCCCTTTGATCTCATTCCAATGCGCATGAGTCTCCATCATATCGAAGCCAGCGTTCTCGTAATCCTTCGCAAGAATCTTGCCTCCTCCCTTCTCATGCTGATGACCATCATGAGGCCACGCTGCTGGCACACTCTTAGCCCATCGCTTCGTTGCCGTCCATGCCTGCTCTGCATCGTTCTCTCGTTTGCGCCATGCGTATGCAACATAGACCATGCTCTGCTCCAGATCGAACCAAAGCTGGATGACTGCTTGAGGATGATCCCACCCGAAGTCATGACCATCGAGAACATGAAAGTGATCCGGGCATTCAAACGGTTCGCAGGAAATCGACTCATCTGAAACTGGGAAGATGACACCGGAGCCAAGGACAGGAATACCCTTCGACCTCATATCACGCTGATACTCTGGGATTGCACCAAGCAGTTGTTCCCGAACTTCAGGTGAAAGATGAGGAGCGTCATCCCATGTTACGTTCTGCAAATACTGGCCCGGTTGAATGTCCTCCATGAATTGACACACGAGAGGAGTCATCCCGTTTTCCGGCGTGAAGGTCAGAGAGACATGCCCTCCCTTGCCTTGATCGCCTGTCGCAGTTCTGATGACGCACTGAGGATAAATTTCTTGGTCTTCGGGTTCTTCATCAATCCAGATGAAGTCGATACCTGCACCCATCAGGACGTGTTGGCCTTGCGAATAAGCTTTGAATGAAATGTTGGAGTAACCACCAGAAGAATGTTTTACTTTGAAGTCTTTCGCCAAGCCACGAGTCTGAGATGACCGGGCTGTGATGGGCAGACAAATATTTTCTAAAGGTATTGCACCCTTCCCGAAGTCCGGGCCATCGAGTACATCACCTAGCAGTTCTTTTTGGATTACATCTCTGATCTGTTCGCCTGTTACACCCAACGCCCACATCTTCGGAGGAAACGAAAATTTTATTCCCTTCCAATCTTTTGGATACATCCCTGTGGCGTGGATAGCAAACTCACGAGCAGCACCAAATGTTTTACCAACCCGGTTCGCTGCCATGAGCATTCGCTGTTTCGCAGACAGACCAGCCTCATAAAACGTGTCCTGCCATTCATAGGGAATGAAATCGAGCAAGAGGTTTGTGTTTTTACGGTGAGCTTTTATCTCAAGCAGCTTGAGTATTTCAATCTTTACCTGTCTGTTCTTTGAGTCTTTTAATTTGGGCATCAATTTCCTCGTCAGTCATGTCTTCATATTTTTTTGTGACACCAACATCAACCTTGTCACGCCATCTATTTGGATCACGGTTTTTCAACCAGAAAATCATTGAGGTGGGGTCAGGAGGGTAGTGCTTGGTAATTTCAGTCTCAGTGATTTCGCCTTGAAAATTACTGATATGAACATCATCATGCGAGTAACCAGTGGCACGTTCACGGAGAGCGACAACGACCCTACTGGTGTCATATTCTTCTTTTCCTCTCTTTATGGCCTCGAAGAAATCAAGATGCTCCTTCTTCCAGTTGTATATTGTGTCCTCACATACATCGAATAACTCAGCCAGTTCGAGGTCAGTGGAGCCGAAGTTTTTGCACGCCACTTCAGCCTGTTTGATGTATTCAGCTTTAAATTTTGTAGGTTGTCCTTTGCCTGCCATGATGCTCTCCAGATCGGTTGAACAATATTTCTAAAAAAGCCTAGCATGATTCATAGAATAATTTCAAGCCTGTTCCTATACAAGACTCGTGCCATTTGATTTTTACCCTAAAAAAAGAATGTGACCTCCGAACGGGCATATTTTTGTAATCGTGAGGTGCGCCTGATGGGTAGGAGTGGGGTCAAAAGCGTAAACCACTCAGATTTATGAACTTTCAAAATGAGGGCTAAAAACAAACTTTGAAATTAGCAGTTGAGAATGAGTTTACATTTGTATACTTCTATTATATATAACACTCTACTAGAGATATTAGTAACTATATATATAAGTTCATAAAAGATAATAGGTTAGCCACAACATAGCCATCATGAGGCTCTAATAGCCACAATTCGCCCCTCACGATTGTCTGGATTTCATACACTAAACAGGGATTTTACCTAGATCACACAGGGTAGACTTGAGAATTTGGGTGTCCGTTGTGTAAATCATTTTGAGAATTGTTATATTAACTGTTGACACTAACGGTGAGATATGCAAGAATCAGAAAAATTGATAATAATTTTAGATGGAGTAAAACGATGACTACAATAGAGTTTTTAGTAGAACGCCTCCCGGCAAGCATTGAGCAGGAAATGAAAAGGTGGCGTGCAGGATTAACCGCCATGCCGATCAGATACATCACGTTCCGCAAAGAGCAGGCACTCGAAGCACTGGCCTCTGAAACCACATGGATCATTCACAGCAAAGAGTTGGTACGAGATGGAT